GCGGTTCTAACCGGCTTGACCTTGTCTAGAGCATCCTGCAAACGCTTCATGCGCAACCAATTGTCGCGCATGTAGGCGAGCATACGACTGTCGGTGATGCCGTGCAACGCGGACGCCGGAAAGCCGTAGTCCGCCAAGTGTTCAACGATGCCGGTTAGCTCGACGGTTCTAACGTTGTCGTCCGACCAGGTCGGAATGCGCTCCAACGTCTTGCGCCGCTCACTGGCAACGTGCGCGTCGATTTTCTGGCGCGCGATGTTCAAAACGTCCTGGTTCAACTTGTCGCGCGGAATCGCGGCCATTAGCTCCGCCAACTCCGCCCGCTCGCGCGCGATGCTGGCTTGCTCGCGTCCGCGCGTTTCTTCCCAGGCCAGGCGATCTAGTTGATGGTCGTCCTGTGCGGCGAAGTAGTCCTTTAGCTCGCCAAGCTTTTTGGCGCTCTTGTCCTTGCCGTCACCGCGCAAGGGTATTTCCAGGTCATAGAGCGCGGCAGGATCGACGCCAAGCGACTTGGCAACGTCGTCCAGCGACTTTGGCGCCTTGGGCTTGCCTGGCTCGCCTGGCTTGGTGGGCGCCTCTCCTGGCGGTTCTGCGGGGCTCTCATCGTCGCCGCGAATCAAGCGCCCGATTTCATCGAGCATCGCCCGCGAGGATGCAGGCGAGCTAGGCGGATCGGACGGCGCCGCGCCTGGCGCGTCCGGTTCAATGCTCGACGGTTGAACCTGGCGAGTTGGCGCCGCTGGCTTTGATGATCTTTGCGAGTTGGTCAACGACATAGTCGCGGAATTCCTCTATGGCTTGTAAACGGATCTTGCAGTGAACAAGCGAATCAATGTCCGCAACGGACACCGCTTCGAAACGCGCGAAGCAATCCAGGCGCCAGGTTTCGATTAGCTCGCGGAGTAACGCGCTACTGGCTAGGTTTGCTGCGTCGCGGTGTCTGTCCGTTGGTAGTCTTGCCGTTTGGTTTTGCTGGCTCATCTTTGGGCGCCTGCCGTGATTTGATTAACTCAACCGTCGCGCTGCCTGCAATCTTGGCTTCTTCGATTTCCGCGCGCAGCGTTTCGGACCAATACTTGAATTGCGTTTCAACGTCGGTGCGGTACTTATCCATACCCGTTCGCAATTGCTCTAGCTGGACCGCTTGACGCAAGAAAGCGTTTTGCGCCTGTTTGTCTGCCTGTTGCTGTTGCATCTTTTGTTTCCGCGCTTTTTTCGAGCGATCCGACATCGGGTCGATAAAGTATTGCTCCGGGTTTGGAATGTCCTGCGCTCGCGCCCAATCGAGCGCCAGGCGGTAGAACCGTTCCAGGTCAACGATAATTTCGTCGAGCCCTTGCTTTGCCATGCTTTCTTGAAACGTGCCGAGCCTTTCGAGCGCGACCGCGCGTCGCTGCCGCTCGCCAGGCGACATGCCGACCTTGACCGTGATTCCTTCGCGACGCGGCCAGCCGGACGGAACCGCCGTTATCCAACGTCCGGACTGTTTTATCTGCAACGGCTCGTCATAGTTTTCGCGAAGCGTTGCATGCGCGAGCAAGAATGTTTCGCGGATCAACGTGCAAGCTATCGTGCGCGTCATCAACGCGGCTAGCTGTTCCATTACGGAGTAAGCGCGGTCGAGCCCTTGACTGCCTAAGCGGTCGTTAAGCTGCATGCTGCCGGTTGCCAGGTCGAGCGCCGCGCCGCCTAGCTCGCTGCGCACCGCGCGTTGATGCTCTAGATTCTGCAAGATGCCTGCCGACATATCCGGAATAGCAATCGCGCTCACGGCGGTTGCAACGTTCTGCACCGTGCGGCGGACTCTTACGGAAGCGTTCGGGCGCCCGTTGTCCAGGTCATCGACGTTAACGAGCCCGTCCAGGTACGCGACGCGGGGTTTATTGCTCGCGGTGACGTTGTCGAGTAACCCGCGCTGCAAGCCGGTTGAAACGTCCTGGACCTGGCGCAGCTTGTCATAGAGCGAAATCCCTAAGAACCGATGCGGATTCACAATCGCGACGCCGCCCGCATACGGAACCAACGTTGCAGGATCATCCGCCAGGATTTCCGTTGCGTTACCTGATAGCGCGATGCGGCGCCGTTCGCTGATACCGTCGCCGTCCTGGTCGATCAACACATAGCATTCGTACCATTCGACCAGGTCTTGACTATGGTCGATGCCGATGCGCTCTTGCGCGATGCTGTCGGGCTGTCGAGCGTTGACGGTCGGATCGTGCGTATTGTGCCAAGCTGGCAGGCGGTTGACTTTCTCTTTGGAAAATCCCAGTTCGACCAGGTCGGAGCGCGTATCGACGTGCCGCTCCGCGCAAAACGGAATTTCCTGCAAGTCGTTGCGGTCCCAGGCGTCCAGATACAAAAAGTTTTCGAGCGGCAACGCTTCGACGCGAAACCGCCGCTTTGTCTGCGTTAGCTTGACGTTAAGCGTCTTTTCTTCCGGATCGAATTCGCCAGGCTCGATGGTGATGTCAGGCGGCGCCGCGTCGAGTATTCCAGGGATCGCGTCTATGGTGACGTTCGCAAGCGTCTTACGCTTGATGTTGCGCCGCGTTTCGTCCCAAACCTTGACTAACCCATTACGCAGCAAAAGCGCGTCTTTTATCGCCTGCAAAAACTGTAGGTATCCATTGTTGTTATACATCACGTAATACTGCACAACGCAGCTTTCTAGCTCCGCCTGGAATTCATCCTCCTGGTCTACCGCGTGAAACTCCGCGATGGCATCGCCCGAAAAGGCGTCCATCATTTGCGCTAGGTTCGCTTCGACCATCGCGGACAAATCGCCCGCAACAACCTTGCTCGCCCCTTCAACTTCATCGCCGCGATAGCGTTGAAAATAGTAGTCAAGTGCCGATTGACGATCCGTCGCGACCTTGTCGCCTTGCCAGCCGTTGCATTGCCGCAGCATGTTGCCAAGCTTCGACGCTAGCTCGCGCTCGTCTTTGGATGCCTTAGCCATTAGATCGCCCTTTTATCTGAGTTGATGTAACGCTGCGGACGGTGCCAGGCGCCGCCCGCGTCGGTGTGCTGATAAAGCGCCAACAGTTCAAAGGCGCGCGTTAACTGCATGTGCCAGGTTTCATCATACTCCGCCGAAAACATCGGGCGGTTTTCATCCTCGGTTAGATCGTGCCGCGAGTAACCCGTAAGGCTGTCGAGCAAGTCCGCGCAATCCGTCGCGTTTACGTCGGCTGTTTCGAGCGCCGCTTGCGTGATTGCTTCCACAAGTCCAGGTCGCTTGCTGCGGACAACGTCCGGATAGACGTTTAACCCCGTAAAGACATCGACCAGGCTTTCCGACGCTTCCGCTATCAAATGTTCGGCTACGCGCCAGGGTCGCGCGCGAATGTGCGCCAGGCATTCCGGCAGCGGCATAAACGGCATGATTTCCGCCGCGATGATCGACAAGCGGTCGCCTACCGGCTGCGCGTACACAATCGCGGTTGCCGTTGGCGATTGGTCCAGGTTCCAAGCGGCATAAACCGGCTTTAACGGATTCCAACGCGCCTGGCAGCGCGCAACATCCGCCCGCATGCGCTCGGTTTGCACGGCGTAAACGGCGCCAGGAACGGCGGCAGCGGGGTTACAAAAATACTCTTGCTGGATGATTGCTTCCGGCGTCCCTTCGCTGCGCTCTTTGGCGATGTCATCGTCCGTGATGATTCGCGCGCCGTTGACATCGACCGTATCGTTGACGGTGCGAACGTCAACGCGCCAGTCCGGATGGTCGCGAAGCGTTTGCGCCATTTGCCAGGCATGATTGCGCCCGCGATACGTCGTGATGAAAAGCGCCCATCCGTGATTTTCTAGAATAATCGGGCGGATGTAATCCCAGGCGCGCGGGTCGCACAACGCCCATTCGGAAAACACAACTCCGCGCGCGTTGCCACCAACTAGGCGGTCGTAATTGTCGGAGCCGAGCAATTGCCAGGTTGCGCCGTTGTCCAACTCTAGGAACATTTCCGTATTGTTCCGAGCGTGGATCAAGTCGCCAAAAGCGATGTCTATAAACGAGCGCCCTTTCTTCGGGTCAACGCCGTTCCATAGCGCACGGCGCGCCTGGACGTGCTTAGGGAAGAAATGCCAGTAACCGCCGACGTTCGCTTGCGACTCGCGGCGAGCAAGCGACAAGCCGAAAACATCCTTTCCGGCTCGTCGGTGCCAGATCAGCATTTGCCGCCGTTTACCGGCGTCAAACGCTTTAATCGTGTCGTCTTGATAGGGTCGAAGTGACCAGGGCCATGACGCTAAAGGGCCAGGCGCCGCGCTTGATAGCTTCGGCGCTGTCAGCTTCCGCCCGTTCCTTTTCGCGGGCTTTGCGTTCGGCTTCCGGGTCACACTTGGCTAGCTCGGCGGAGTCGAATAAAGGCAATTGGCGCGGAGTATACATTTTTCTAATCCTCGGTCGATTCTTCCAAACCTTGCTCTAGGTAGTCGCGAAACCGCTCCGGGTAACGTTCAACCAGAAAACTCCAGCTTTTACCGCTTGGGCTTCTACCGAAAAGATCGGTAAAGATGCGCTCAACGTGGCGTCGCTGGCGCCTTGGAATTCGCTGGCGGACGGGCGCCCGTCCTGGTTCCGCGCGTTTCGGTTTTGGCTTTGGGCGTAAAGCTTTTCGCGCAATGGACGCAATAGCCATATTTCAAACCTCACGGTTGCAGGCTGCCGCAATAACGACAATGAATCAGCGGCGCATATGGTCCAGGTTCGCCATGCTCCGACCATTCAAGAAAAGCCGGATCGTTCGCTAACAACTCGACACAGTACGGGTCGCGCATCATGCGTTGATAAGTAGCGCGATCCTTTGGCGACAAAAATTGCAGATACTTGGTTCTAGCCGTTCGCTTCTTTCGCTTCGCCATGTTTTTTTCTCCAATAAAAAAGGCGGAGCCCGTTGTGCGACTCCGCCAGTTGGGTAGAACTAACCCGATGAACGCTCCCGGATTCTATTCCTGGATAGCGACGGTAAACAACTTCGGCGCGTTCTGACCTTTCCTAGCGACGCCGAGCCCGTCGAAGCGGATATAAACCGGCGTACCGGCTTCGACCGTTTCGAACATCTGCGCGAGTCCAGCGGATTCCCAA